GTCCTGAAGGTATTGTGTATGGTAGTGAGCTTTGGGACATTGTAAAACAAGATGAAAAAATTGAAACTGTTGAATATCCGTGGGCAGAATTAAACAATATAACTATGGGTTGTCGTATTGGTGAAGTAGTTTGTTTATGTGCGGGAACAGGCGTAGGTAAATCTCAAATTTGTAGAGAGATTGCGTACAAGTGGATCAACGAAGATTTAAAAGTTGGTTACATTGCGTTGGAAGAATCTGTAAAGAAAAGTGCAAAAGGTTTTATGGGAATGTATTTAAATGTTCCTCCACATCTTTGGGAAGAACATCCTGATATTACTGTGGACAAAAAACGAGAAGCGTATGAAGCCGTTTTAAAAAATGGTGATAACGAACGCATTGGTTTTTACGATCATTTTGGATCAATGGGAACTGATAAACTGTTAAGTAAGATTAGAGAGATGGTTACCTACGAAGGTATTCGTCATATTATTTTAGACCACATTTCTATCGTCGTATCCGGAATATCTGCGAGCGATTCAGGTGGGTCTAATGAGCGTAGATTGATAGACAATGTAATGACTGCATTGCGATCTATGGTTGAAGAACTAGGTATTGCTTTAATAGTAGTATCGCATTTAAAACGCTTGGAAGGAAATCGTGGTCATGAAGACGCCGACATTCAAGTCTCTCTTAGCCATCTCCGTGGGTCTGGGAGCATTAGCCAGTTATGCGATATCGTTATCGCTGCTGAAAGAAATTTACAATCCGAAGTTAACGTTCACCAAACCCAGTTACGATGCATTAAAAATCGTTACACCGGCTCAACCGGTCCAGCAGGAAAACTTAGCTATGAACCCACTACTGGCAGACTTAGTGAATTCATTGAAGACGCCGTTGGGCAAAACATTGGCGTTGACGTACCCTTTTGAATTGTTTCAAAGTATACGAACGGTTGAAACTGGTGGTCATAAGAATCCAAATTATGCTGTGGGTCTTTCGGGCGAAGTCGGTGCGTATCAAATTACAGAGGCTTATTTGCATGATGCGTTAGAGCATTGTCCAAATTTAAAAAAATTAAATAAGACTGTGCATGATCCATATTATGCTGAAGCGGTTATGATTAGTTATTGGGACAGGTATGCTTCTTCAGGAGATTACGAAACTCTTTGCAAGCTGCATAATGGAGGACCACAAGGTCCATATAAATCAAGTAATGTTTATTGGGAGAAAGTAAAACATGAACTCGAAAAAAGAACTGGTATTCGATATTGAAACCAACGCTGTAACGGATTGGGTACATTTAACCGGGTTAGATACTATTCATTGTATTGTTGCAATGGATCGTGAAACCGAGGAAATAAAAACTTTTGACGATTTTTCTACAAATAATTCTGGAAGCATTGCACAAGGCATTGCATATCTTGCGTCTGCTGATGTACTAATTGGTCATAATGTTTTAGCATTTGACATACCAGCAATTGAAAAATTATATCCAAAGTTTAAATCTGCTGAGGTACTTGATACTTTAATTTTATCACGTATGACTTTTCCAGATATTAAAACAGAAGACTTTGAATGTATATCTGTTAATGCTAGTAATTTACCTAGAAATTTAATTGGGCGTCATTCATTAGAAGCGTGGGGACATCGTTTAGGTGTGCATAAAGGTACGTTTGGTAAAGAAGGTGGAGCAGAAGTATGGGACAATTGGTCAAAAGAAATGGTAGATTATTGTGTAACTGATGTAATTTTAACATTAGAATTATTAAATTATGCAATGACTCATGTTTGGTCACCGTCAGAACATGCTGTAAAAACTGAACACGACTTTGCTAAAATTTTAAGACAACAAGAAATAAACGGTATTAATTTTGATTGTGAAAAGGCGGCTAAACTTTATGGAAAATTATCGGCACGTCGTCATGAAATTGGTATGGAGTTACAGAATGTTTTTCCTCCTACAGAGATAGAAAAGAAAACTCCGCAGTTTTGGTTTGTTGAATCTACAGACGCTACCATACATGGAGGCATGATCCTATCTGATGTACTAACTTTTAAAACAAAGACAGAAGCAAAAAAAGCTGGATACAAAGATTCTCAAATACAACGCGGTCCAAATAAAACTGAAACTATATATTTTAATCCTAATTCTAGAGATCAAATTGCAGAAGCTTTTATCAATAAATACAACTGGAATCCTAGAGAATACACAACAACAGGCAAACCTAAAATTGATGAAAAAGTGTTAGCAAATTTAGATTATCCAGAAGCAAAGTTATTAGCTGAAAATTTATTAGTTCAAAAACGTATAGCACAATTAGCTGAAGGTGATGAAGCTTGGTTAAAATTAGAACAAAAAGGTAGAATTCATGGACGAATTAACCATTTAGGAACCGTCACATCTCGTTGCACACACCGTCAACCTAATATTGGTCAAATTCCGGGAGTACGCTCACCGTATGGTAAAGAATGTCGCGAACTTTTTAAAGCCGGTAAAGGTCGAAAAATGGTTGGTATAGATATGTCTGGATTAGAGCTAAGATGTTTGAGTCATTTTTTACATCCTTATGATGATGGTGCTTATGCAAAAGAAGTGGTAGAGGGTGATATACACAGTAGAAACATGGAAGCCGCCAATTTACCTAATAGAAATATGGCTAAGACATTTATATATGGTTTTCTGTATGGTGCTGGTAATGAAAAAATTGGAAGCATTGTTGGAGGATCACGAGCTGATGGTAAAAAATTAAAAGAACGGTTTTTAAAACACACTCCTGCATTAAAACAATTACAGGAAGATATCGCATCTACTGTACAGAAAAGGCATCCTTCTTGTATAAGAGGATTAGATGGTAGATTTATACCTATTCGTTACACACATGCAAGTTTAAATACTATTTTGCAGAGTTGCGGTGCTATACTTATGAAGAAGGCTACTGTCCTTGCTCATAAAATAATACCTACAGAATGGCAAGTCAAACAAGTAGCCCATGTTCATGATGAGATTCAGTACACGGTATTGGAGGAATTTGCTGATGATTTGGGAAGACTTGTTGTATCATGCATGCGTCAATCTGGGGACGAATATGGATTCCGTTGCAAACTCGATGCTGAATACAGAATCGGAAACAATTGGGCTGAAACCCATTGATTTAAGTTATTGTGCTGGCTATCTAGATGGAGAGGGTTGCTTTACTTATCACAAAACACCACAAATTTCTATTGAAAGTACCTACCCTCATACCTTGTATGTGTTTAAAGAAATGTTTGGAGGCAATGTTAAAAAACGTAGTAAACGTGCTAATAAAGCTTCTAGAAGTAGTTACATCTGGGCAGTATATGGAGAAGACGCTATCTCATTAATTAAAATTATTTTAAAATATTTACATGAAAAACATCAACAAGCGGTGATTTTACTAAAGATTCAAGGTTACCCTCCTCATAGTTTTATGCGTAAGCATTTATTAAACGAACTTAAAAAGCTAAAAAGGATAGACTATGAGTAAAACACCTGATGACAACCCTTTGGCATATATAACAACTGCACAAATGATTGATGAGTTGCAGGATCGATTTGATTCTATGGTATTTTTAGCGGCAAGTGATCAAACAGAATCTATAAATAATATGGTTTTAGGATTATCAGGACCGCATCACGCCGTTATAGGCTTAATGGTTTTAGGTTATTTATCAGTAACAGCTAACCCAGAAACCGGGAGAAAAGATAGTGAGTAAAACTCTTTTAATAGATGGCGATATATTTATACATAGAGAAGCAACTTCTTGTGAACAAGCCGTGGATTTTGGTGAAGGCTGGTGGGGTTATTATGCCGATTTAAAAGAAGCCTCGGCAAAATTAGATGTACGGATGAGGTATTTTAAAAATTTACTTAACGTTGATAAAGTTATTGTAACCCTGTCTGATATACATAATAACTGGCGTAAAGATGTATTACCTACTTACAAAGAAAACCGTAAAAAAGGTAGGAAACCTGTTATTTTTGTGCCATTACGTGATTATGTTATAGACACCTATAAAACCGCAATGATTGATACGTTAGAAGCTGACGACGTGTTGGGTATTTTAGGTACAAAAGAAGAAAATACTATAATATTAACAGTAGATAAAGACCTAAAAACTGTTCCGGGTCAGCATTTTAATCCCGATAAACCTGATTTAGGGGTGTATACGATTAGTGAAGAAGAAGCCAACTTTAATCATTTATTACAAACCTTGACTGGAGATACTACAGATGGTTATTCAGGATGTCCCGGCATTGGACCTAAACGTGGAGAACGCATGTTAAGAGAAGATGCCTCATGGAATACAGTTATAAATGCCTATGAAACTGCTGGTTTAGGAGAACCAGAAGCATTAATTCAAGCTAGGGTGGCTAGAATTTTACGTTGTTCGGAATACGACACTAAGAAAAAATGTGTCAATTTATGGAGTCCAAAATGAATCGTGAAGAATATTTAGAGTTCCACAAAACTTTGTGCGATAATGCACGAGAACTATCTTACAAAAAGAATTGTGATTACGCTGGTAAAAAAGGTTTAGAACCTTTTGCTAATTTTGTACGATGCGAACAAATGGGGATTACTACTACTGTAAAAGGCATGCTTGTACGAATGACAGATAAATTTTCCCGTCTTAGTACGTTTTCTGAAAGCGGTAGTTTTGAAGTCGCTGATGAAAAATTTGAAGATACTATTTTAGATATTATTAATTACAGTTGTTTATTAGCAGCGTACGTAAAATCTCACGGACCTTGCGACTGCGGTCCAAATGATTGCGGCGATACAGATTGCGAAAGGAACTCTTGAAGTTATGGATACTATACCTAATATACCGCTAGACCTTTTAAGAGATTTAGAACAACGCTTTCCTCATCAATGTCCTACTATAAATATGTCTGAACGAGAAATATGGTGGAGATCCGGTCAACGTTCTGTTATTGATTTTTTAATTGAACACGCAAATCGACAAGAAGAAAAATAAAGGAGAATGCTTATGTGCGGAGGAGGAGGCACACCGCCACAACCCCCAGAACCCCCACGACCACCAGTAGCTCCGCCACCGGCTCCAGTAGCTCAATACATGGCGTCTAGCAGTCCTAGTGGTTCAGCGGTTTCGGCAACTGATCGTGCAGCGTTGCGAAAAAGTCGAGGAAAATACTCATTAATAATACCTTTATCCCCAAATGTTTCTGGTGGAGAAGGCGTTAACATTCCTACTTAGGATATATTATGAAACAATCAGCCCAGTCTTTATACAGTTATTTAGAAACTGAAAGACATAGTTATTTAATTAGAGCTAGAGATGCTTCTTTATTAACTATACCTACATTAGTACCTCCTGAAGGTTATTCTCATTCTACAGAATACGCCACCCCTTTCCAATCTTTAGGAGCCAAAGGCGTCAACAACCTTGCGGCTAACCTGTTATTAAGTTTATTACCTGCTAACGCGTCTTTCTTTAGGCTTGTACCTGATCAAAAGGTTTTACAAGAAATTGCTGGCATGGACGATGTACGTACAGAACTAGATGCAGCGTTAGGTGAAATGGAACGTATTTTAATGCAAGCCATTGAAATGAATGCTGTTCGAGTTGTTACGTTTGAAGCGTTAAAACATTTAATTGTAGCTGGTAATGCTTTGTTACATCAACCAGAAGATGGTAATTTACGTTTGTACAAATTAGATCAGTATTGTTTAAAACGTGATCCTAGTGGTAATGTGAAAAAAATTGTAATAAAAGAAGGGGTTTCTGCGTCAACTTTACCAGAAGAAGCTCAAGCAATTGCTGTACAAAACATGACAGAAACTCATGATGTAGTTGATTTATATACATCGGTGTGTTTAATGGATGACGGTACTTACGAAGTACACCAAGAAATTAATAAACAAATAATACCCGGAACACTTAGCACTTATTCTAAAAATACTTTACCTTACATTGCATTGCGAATGCATAGAACAGACGGTGAATCATACGGTCGTTCTTACGTTGAACAATTTATGGGCGATCTTAAATCCCTTGAAAGTTTGATGCAATCAATTGTAGAAGGTAGTGCGGCGGCGGCTAAGATTTTATTCCTTGTCAATCCTAATGGAGTAACTCGTGCAAGGACACTTGCCGAATCTCCTAACGGTGCTATACGTGAAGGAGTAGCAAATGATATATCGACGTTGCAACTTAACAAACAAGCGGATTTCGGTATTGCTTTTTCTACGATACAACAAATATCCGAAAGGCTTTCTTCTAGTTTTCTCCTTACCGAAAATACGATAAGACAAGCTGAACGAGTTACGGCGGAAGAAATTAGATTAGTAACTCAGGCAATAGAAAAACAATTAGGCGGTATTTATTCTGTACTTTCCCAAGAGTTTCAGCTACCGTTGATTCGTACATTAATGCATACATTAGAAGAAGAAGGTGCGTTTCCAAAATTACCTGAAAACACCGTTAGACCTTTAATTGTTACAGGTCTTGACGCTCTAGGTCGAGGTAATGATTTAAATAAACTTGATGTATTTTTAATGGGTATTGCTCAAACATTAGGACCAGATGCTATGATGCGTTACGTCAATGTTCGAGAATATATGGATCGTCGTGCGGCATCGCTTGGACTTGACACGGATGGCTTAATTAAGAGCGATGAACAAATTGCCCAAGAACAACAAGCAATGAATCAAGATCGACTTGTTGAACAATTTGGAAACCAAGCTCTTGATATAGCAAAGGATACATTAGTGGATCCGCAACAACAAGAGTAAAGGAAACTCATGGATAAAATTGAAATTAAACCCGAAGAAACTGGTCCTGTAGAGGAAACTAACGTTGAGCAAACAGAAGTATCGGAACGACCGGACTGGCTTGATCAAAAATTCAAATCCCCACAAGACTTACAAAATGCCTACAACGAATTACAATCAAAATTGGGGCAGCAATCTAGCGAAACCCCTACCGAATCTACAGAAGCCTCTGAACCACCAGCCAATATTGTTGCAAATGATACTTTTTTTGATCAATATCGTGAAGAGTTTACCCAAAATGGGCAACTAACTGATGAAAGTATTCAAGATATAGTAATGAAAAAAGGTATTCCTGAAGCGTTAGTTCGTCAGTATATTGACGGGTTTCAAGCGGTTCAAGAACGCGAAACAACTGCTACGTACAATCTAGTAGGTGGTAAAGAAAATTATGAACAAATGATTCAATGGGCGGGAGCTAATTGGAACGAAGCACAAATAACTGAATTTAATAATAATGTACAAAGTGGTGATCGTGCAAAAATTGATTTTGCTATGACTACTTTAAACTCCGCTTACAGTCTTGGTAATAATGTCAAAGGCAAAATGATTAAAGGCGAGACAGCATCTATATCTACAACTGCGTTTACGCATTTAGATCAGTTTAAAGCTGCCGTTAAAGATCCACGTTATAAGACTGACGCTTCTTATCGTCAAGAAGTTGAAGAACGTCTTAAAATTTCTAACATCATGTAAGGAGTAATATGATGAAACCCGGATATAAATCCACAGAATTTTGGCTCAGCACAGCGGCTTTAGTAATAGGTGCATGCGTTGCATCAGGTTATTTCCCTGTTGAGTCGTCCGTTGGACAAATGTTAGGCATGGCTATGTCAGGTCTAGCAGCACTTGGATATGGTGCTTCACGAACAGCTGTTAAGAAAAAACAAGTTGAAGAAGAAGCTAAATGGGAATCAGATTCCGAGGAAGCTTAATTGTCTTTTTTAATTAAACTTTTAACCTCGTTGTTTACGGCAACTTTGCCAAAAATTATGGAAAAAATAAATGAACCCACTATCGCCAAAGACGTTAAAAAAGTTCCTAAGCGTATTCGTAATGCTTGGGCTGATAGGGTGCGGAGGTTCAAGGGTCGTATTCGTCCCTGATAGTGGTAACAGTCTAGTTAGAATTGGTCCTGATGTAAAGGGCTATATCTATACTTGGGAAGAGTCCAACGGTTGGGTTCTTTCTAAAAATAAAGTGTACCTTCCTGAAGGTTGGTACGCTGGGTCAATGGATGTAGGGGAACACGAAGAGTAACTTACGTACTAACAAAAGTCCATTACGGTGGGTAACTTTACGTTAGGTGGTTATTGATAAGTATTCACAACTTCCGACACACTTTTTTATTATCAATAGTTAAATATAAAGGAAACTATTATGGCTAACGGTAACACAACCCCTACCCGTATAGGTCAAGATGGTCTTGATGGGTCTAGGGATACTTCGCAAAACGCGATGTTTTTACGTATGTTTTCTGGAGAGGTACTTACTACCTTTGAAGAAAACAATATTATGATGCCTTTAAATGTTACACGCACTATTCCTCATGGTAAGTCTGCTCAATTCCCAACTTCGGGCGTTGCTTCTGCACTTTACCATACTCCGGGAACTAACATTGCGGATTCCGACAACAGTTTGTTGTCCGAGCCTCTTGGTGGTGAGCGTCACATTTTCATCGACGGCATGCTTACAAGTTCTGTCTTCTTAGCAAACATAGATGAAGCTATGAACCATTACGATATTAGATCAATATACAGTAGAGAAGTCGGCATGGCGTTAGCTAATACTGCTGACAAAGCTATGCTACGAACTGTTATTGCAGCAGCTCGTACAAAACTTACACACTCTTCTGCATCACGAACTCGTGCTAACTCAATGGTTGGTAGTGCCGCAGGTGTTGAAACTTCTGCTTCTACTTTAATTGATGCTATCTTTGAAGGGGCACAGAAACTTGATGAACAAGATGTTCCTTCAAGCGATCGATATTGTGTAATTCCTCCAAGCATGTACTATCTATTAGTTAATGGTACAAACGCTATTAATCGTGACTTTGGTGGTTCTGGTTCTATTGAACGAGGTGAGCAAGCTCTTGAGATTGCTGGCATTACTGTTCTTAAATCTAATCATCTTCCAGCACAAGCTAACGAAGGTACTGGTGGTACACCTGTTGCTCCATTTAATGACAACAGCATCCAAAACAATGTATTTTCTGGTACTTGTGATAACGTTATTTCAGGAATGGCTACACCAACTTCTGACGGTTATTCCGGTGGTGACTTCTTGAAAACAGCTGGAGTTATATTCCATAAAGCAGCGATTGGTACTGTTAAACTTCTTGACCTAGCGGTTGAGTCAGAATATCAAATTTCGCGGCAAGGAACACTCATAGTTTGTAAATATGCTATGGGACACAACGTTCTACGTCCTGAATGTGCTTTAGAAATTGTTACAGCCTAATTAGTTGTTAACGCACCGGGAGGCATCTCTGAAATATGGGATGTCTTCCTTTTTTACATAGGAGGTATTATGTCACTTACAAAAACATCAGAATTAGAAGCCGTAAATATTATGCTTGCCACTATTGGAGAAGCACCTGTTAATACATTGACTGGATCCGTTACAGCTGATGTCGGCATTGCTCAAAACATTTTGACAGAAGTTTCTAAAGATGTGCAAACAAGTGGGTGGAATTTTAATACCGATTATGATTTTGAAATGAGTCCGTCTTCCGTTGATAAAAAAATTGCTGTATCAGGTGATATAGTACGTTTAGATATGGAAGAAAAAAATGTTAAAAACCATATGGATATAATAGTCCGTGAAGGTTTTGTTTATGATAAATACAATCAAACGTTTGAATTTGATGAGGCTATAAAATTAACAATTGTACGTTTGTACGATTTTGATCAATTGCCACAACCTGCTCGTACCTACATTGTTAAACGTGCAGCCAGAATTTTTAATGACCGTATGATAGGATCTGGCAAACATCATGACTTTGCTCTTATGGACGAGAGACAAGCGTTGTTTGCTTTGCGAGATTTCGATGGAGAAAGCTCTGATCACACAATCTTTGACCACTACGATACGTATCGAGCAGTCGATCGCCGTGGTGTAGCACATAGGGTACGATAATGTCAACAATTCTTTCTATGCCTATTCCAAACCTTATTGGAGGCGTGTCACAACAACCCGCATCTTTAAGGTATGAAACACAATGCCAAGAACAAGAAAACGCTTATCCTTCGGTTATTGAAGGTTTACACAAACGCCATCCAACAGAGCATGTAAAACTTATAGATTCGTCTGCACCGTCGGACGTGTTTGTACACGAAGCTAACCGTGATACAGATGAGCAGTACATTGTTACTATTTATGATGGTACTATTAAAGTTGTTGATACAAAAACTGGAGCTACTAAAAACGTTGTAAGCGGTGTAGAAGCCAATGGAAGTATAGCTTATTTAGATGATACACAAGATGGAGAGACATACAACTCTAACGAAATTTTCCAAGCTGTTACAGTTGCTGATTATACTTATATTGTAAATAAAAAGAAAACAGTTGCATTAACAAGTAACACTTCTGCAACTTCTTCTGCTACGCACGAAGCTTTAATATTTTTAAAACAAAGTGATTATAATTTAACACATACTATTACTATTGGTAGTGCGGACGGTGCTACTGTAACAGATCACGATTTTGTGGTTGGTGAAGGAACAAGTTCTGATGCTTTTGCGGCTAATGCAGATTCTAAAGACCGTGTAGACACTACACAAATTATGACTAAATTAGCGTCAGATATTAACGGTACTACAACAGCTAGTATAACTTTTACAGCATCGTCTTCTGGACCAGTTATATGGTTAAGAGGTAATGCGGCGTTTTCTATTACTGTTTCAGACGGGCGTGGTAATCAATTTATGACGTTGATTAAAGATTCCGTACAAGAATTTATAGACCTTCCAACAGTCGCTCCTAATAATTTTAAAGTAAAAGTAGATGGTAATCCAACTGAAACTATAGATGATTATTATGTATCGTTTACTACAAATGGAAGCACATTTGGTGAAGGTATTTGGTCAGAGTGTGCTGCACCCGGCATTAACGATGAACTAGATCCAGCAACTATGCCCCACTTGTTAATTCGTACAGCCGATGGTCATTTTAGATTTGATAAAGCAGATGGTGGTACCTATACCATTGGTAGCGATACGTACACTATACCTGTTTGGACGAAGCAATTAGCCGGTGATAAAACTACAAATTCTGATCCAACTTTTGTCGGGTCCACTATTAATGATATATTCTTCTTTAAAAATCGTTTAGGATTCCTAACTGGCGAAAACGTTGTATTGTCTGAAAGTGGAGAATTTTTTAATTTTTATAGAACTACCGTTGTTGACTTGTTAGACACCGCACCAATTGATGTAGCGTCTACTCACAAACGCGTAGCATTGTTACGGCATGCTATACCGTTTTCAGACCGGTTAATCTTGTTTTCAGACGATGCCCAATTTGTGTTTGAAGGTTCGGTTGGAACGTTAAGTCCTAAGACTGCGGTTATAACTCGTACAACAGATTTTGAATGTTTACCAAACGTATCTCCAGAACCTAATGGTAGTTCTATATTCTTTCCATTTACTACTGGAGAGTTTTCAGGAGTGCGAGAATACTTTCCAAAAGATGATACATTGTTTGAAGCCGTTGATTTAACTCTTCAAGTACCTAATTATATTCAAGGTAGTATCCTAGATACCGCCACATCGTTGCATGAAAAGGTATTATTTGTATTATCTAGCGGAGAAACCTCGTCGTTGTATTTATATAAATTTTATAACAAAGGCGAATCACGAGTTCAATCGTCTTGGTCAAAATACACGTTTGGTAGTGACGCTGATATTAAAGGAATAGGCTTTATTGATTCTAGTTTATACATTGTTGTTAAACGGTCTGAAGGATTGTTTATTGAAAAAATGACTATTGAATCTGGATTGTTAGATACTAGCTCAGAATACTTAACATTGTTAGATCGCCGTATTGACAATAGCCAAGCTACCGCAATTAGTTATAGCTCTGCTACTGATTTTACTACGTACACTTTGCCTTATAATCGGGCATCTGGTCGTACGTATTCAATTTATGGTAAAGACGGCGTTGAATACAAAACATCTACTGACGGTTTAACAGATAATAAAATTAATGTAAGAGGGGATACAAGCAGCACAAATGTATGGATTGGCGAAGATTTTACTATGTTGTACACTTTTTCTAATCCGATTTTACGTTCTCAATCTGGTAAAGGACGTTCGCCGATTACCGAAGGAAGACAACAAGTACGATACGGAAGTATAAATTTTAGTGATACTAGATTTTTTAATGTTCATGTTACACCGTTGTACCGTGATGAAAGTATTCATCCGTATAGTGGCATGGTGTTAAATGCTGGTTCAAATCTTATGGACAATTTAAAATTAGATGAGGGAACTTTCCGTTTCCCGGTATATTCTGAACCAAAACAGGTTACAATCCAAATTAAGAATGACACACCTTTCCCCAGCAAATTCGTTTCAGCAGAGTTTGAAATATCCTATGCAACAAGATCACAACGATTTTCTGGCTGATTCTTATTATGAAGGTAAACATTTAGTTTTACATGATGGTCAAGCTTCGGATGCGTTAGAAGTTGCGAAAAATATTCGAGACGAAGATCGAGCAGAAGTTATGGCATCGTGCGGATGGAGTCCTGAATACGCTTTAAAACATGCGTATCTAAGCTCGTTACGTCCGTTGTCTATTGTGTTAGGTGATGAAGTTATAGCCGTGTGTGGTTGTGTACCATACGATTTAGAAGGAGTATCTTATGGGCAAATTTGGCTTCTTGGGACTCCTAGAGTTGTTACTATCAAAACGGCATTTTTACGATATTCAAGAGTAGCTATTGACGTTATGTCAGAGCCGTTTGAAATTATCGGCAACTGTGTAGACGCCCGTAATACCGTTCATATTAAATGGTTAAAGTGGCTAGATTTTACGTTTATCCGAGAGATTAATAATTTCGGATATGAACAAAGAAAATTTTATGAATTTGTGAGGTTAGTATAATGTGCAATGCAGCAGCAATTGGCGTGATCTCTGCAATGAGTACGCTTGCAACAATACAAGGGCAAAAAGGAGCGGTTAATCGTCAAAACAGACAGCAACGGGAACAATACGAACGTAATAAAAAAATAGCAGATGAAAATGCCAGAATTCGTACAACGCAAACACGTATTAGACAAGCTCAAGAAAATGAAAAACTAGCTCGTGAACTGTTTGAATTAACACAAATTTCTCAACAAAAAACCGCACAAGTGTTAGCAGCCGCTGACGCTGTAGGTACTACTGGTAGATCCGTGTTTGACGTGTCTACACAGTTTATGCGTGATGAATTAGCTTACAAAACTGCTAAAGCATCTGAACAAGAAGATCGTGATTTAAATACTAATTATGTATTAGAAGCTCTTGGTGTCCAGTATTTAGGACAAGTAGCTTCACAAAACCCTCGGTATATTGCTCCTCCAAGTTTTGGCGAAGCTGCTATACGTGCTGGATCATCTTTTGCAAGTGGTTATATGCAAGGTTCTCAAATGTTCCCGGATGCTGGTACAGTCGGTAATACAGGAACAACAACGGCTGCAACAGCGGCGACCGCCTCAAGTGCATCTTACTCGTCTCCAGTTAACGCGTATGTTCCAGTTAACATTGAATTACCTGCTCCCATTTCTTTAGCAGATTATGGTATAGGATAACAATAAAATGGCTAAACAAAGAAAACAAGTAGAAGAGTTGCCTACAGCTCAGACTTCTCCTCAACAGCAAATTTTAAATTATTATTATAATCCAAATATACAAAAAGAACCGGAATCAAGTTTTGAAGGTATTGCTCGTGCATTAACTGACGAAAAAACAGGTATTACTTCTACACTTAAACAATATATTGATTACACAGGAAAAATTGCTCAAGAAGAATCTATAAGAGATTTTAATAAATTATCACCAGAACAACGTAAACAATTAACAACAAAATCATTAAGCGAATTAGAACGTGCTGGAATTATTCCTGAAGGTTCTGACATGCGGTATGTACGCGATATAACTGTTAAAGCGTATCAAGAACAAGTTACAAATGATTATTATAATAAACTCTATGATCCAAAAGTTATTGGAAAATTAACTGATCCTTTAAACCAACGCAACCTTACTCAAAACATGTCAGAAACGAAAGAAGAAATTTGGCAAAGTTTAGGGTTAGGAGATAGTCAAATTGGTTTAACTGCGGCGGCAGAACTACGAGAAAAAATTGATACTCAATATACTCGTGATATATTTGCAGCAAGTAATAAACGAAATGTACAAGAAGTTTCTAATATTTTAACCAGCAATTTTAAAGCCGCTTTAGATACTGGCGATATGGCTAGTCTTAGACAATTAAAAGACGAGTATTACGCTACTTACGGTAAATCAGGAGATGAAGAATTATTTAATGCCGCAAGCTCGTTTATAATGTCGTCTATAGAACGTATAACTCCTGATGGAGGCGATAGCGAAAAAGCTGGATTGTATGATGAAAATCGTTTAGAAGAAGCTGAAGAATTGTTAGATAAATTAGAAGAATTTAAAGTACGTGAAAATAAAACATTTGAGGAAATGTACCCAGAACGTTTTGATGCTTTACGTAAAAAAGTTGAAGCTGCGGAAATATATAATTTTAATAATGAAGACAAAATTAAAAGAGAACGTGAACTTGATGAATCAACTTCAGTTACTAACTCTTATATGGCAGATTTTAGAAGTAGATTAGATAACGGACAACCTACTCGGTGGTCTGTGGTAGGCGACGAAGTAATAGAAATGCTTAAAAAGATACCGGGCGTTGCTGATAGTGGTAAATTAGAACTATACATTGAAGAAGCTCGCCAATATTATGAAGGTAGAAATAGCGAAGCTCAAATTGATTTTGATAAAACTGAAAGTCATGAAGTTAACGTTTTTACTGAATTTCCTTCTGTTCGTGAGCGTTTGAAAGCAGTAAGAAACTTAGAACTAAATGGTACTATTAATCCATCAGAATCTGCTTATCTACAACAACGTATAGTCGACGTAGGTAAACAACAATCCGATCCTTTTAATAATTCTTATTATGCTAGGTTAAGCGATGCTCTTTCTTCTTTTGAAGCTCAAGTAAAAAGTAGCGGAACTTTATCATTAGCTAACCAAGAAGATTTTGCTAATTATTTAGTAGAAACAAAACGCAAAATTAAACAAACAATGATTAATGGATATGGAAGTTTATTGCCTGATCAAACTATTAATGATATACAATTTGAATTAACTCCTGAAATGTTGCAACAAGAATTAGATAAACAACTGCAATTTTATTCTGAAAATACGTTAGAAAAAAGTCAAGAACAATTTGAAGTTAACACTAACCTTGGTATTCAAAATGTAGTGGAAGAAGTTATTCCATCTACTGATATTGTTGGACCACGAGATAGTGACGTTGTTATTGACGAACGCAACCGGCTTTCGATTAAAATAACAGAAGAAAGAGACAAGTGGTATCGTTCCGTTGGTTTTGACTTGCCTATAGAACAACGAGATAAAGTTTGGCAGACTTTTTTTAAAAAGAATATAGATCAATGGACATCAGATGTAATGTTTCCTCTAGAGCGTTCAAATGTTTCTGTAGAAGCTCAACAAAAGAATTTTACTAGTATTACAACTAATGAAGATAATTTGTGGGGAGAGTCTCCTAATTGGGTTATGCAGCGTCTTTCGGATCGTTCTGAATTTGATAACCATTTAATTAAGTATCAAGCTGGATTTAGAAATTTTAAAAGTGTGCTTGAACGCGATGACGCTTATTTTGACAGTCAAACTGCTGCGGATTATTTGATAAATTTAATTAACGATACAGATAATGTAACGGTTACAGAAAATGGAGAAATTAAATTACCTTTAAATAATTTTGATCGAAGGGCGTCACTTAAGCGTCAAGGTCAAGGTTCTTATCGCGACAAATATGTTATGCCTCTTAATAAAAGAAAGCTTCCAAATTTAGTATTCAGTCCAGTACCGGATTATTTTCCAAACAGTTTAGCTGAATATGATGATTTTAATGAGCAAACTTTAACAACAATTTTGCACAAATCGTTAAACCAACGTGGGTTTACGGCTCAAGAAATTTTAAATGGCAAAACTCGTGAAGACATTCCGTTACCGGGAACTGTAGTTAACTTTCGTCATGCTCGTATTTTTAAAAATGCAAAGTTATTAGAAAGTCATCACAATGCTTGGAACGCTGCTGGGCAAGATGAAAATGGTAAAGAATTACCAACAGAAGAAGCAAAAGCTCGTCGTGAACAAACTGTTTATGGTCGTATGTTAAAAGCTATGAATTTACCGGAAACTTATACTGCGAATGGTCGCCAATTATGGACGGTTGATTTAATATCTACACATCAAAAAACTTTATTTGGAGTTAACTAAATGTCTGATTTTAATACTTTAAATTCTGATACACTTTTACGAAACCCGTTAGGAGGGTTTGATGATCCGTTGCTAACGCCGGAACAAAAAGAAACAGAAGAAAAAGGTTTATTTTATTATCTTAAAGATATCGGAAAAGGTATTACTGGCGGCGTGGAAGGTGCTGCAAAAGGTGCTTACGATTTAGGAGACTTTTTATTATTTGATGCTTTACCTGATTACGACGAAAGATTTTTGTGGCAATCAGAAACAGTAGCTGGAGGACTTGTCGAAGGTATCACACAATTTGGTGTAGGTATGATGGCGGGTGGTCCTCTTGTCAAAGCTGGTATGAAAGCAACTGGACTTGCTGGCAAAGGTTTAAAAGGTGGTAAGTTTGCTAAAGAAGCTATAAAAGCTAAACGAGCTGCTAAACAAGCTAGAGCTGTTGGTAAATTTAGAGCGGCTAGAAAACTAGAAGCAAAAGCTAAAGGAATTGAATTAGCAGGAGATGCGGCGTTTTGGACCGGTGCTGGAGCCGTTACAGACTTTGCTTTCTTTGATTCACACGAAGCTAGGCTATCTAACTTAGTACAATCGTCGGACATCCTTAACAACGCTGTTACCGAATATTTAGCAGCCGATGAAGAAGATGGATTTCTTGAAGGAAGGTTTAAAAACCTTGTAGAAGGTGCGGCTCTTGGTGGAGCTATTGACTCTGTATTAACTTTATGGAAAGGTTTACGAGTTTATAAGCACGGATTAAAAGAAAAAAATAAAGGTAAATCAGCGTCTAAAGTGTTAGATGCTATGAGGAAAAAATCCGAAGAAATTGAAAAAGAACCTCAAACGTTGTCAGAACTTCCTGCATTTGTAGGCGACCGTTCTCCAAATAAATTTAGAATGGATATAACAGATCCTGAAACTGGGTTTTTAGATTTACCAATAATTAGAGCTTTAGATGATCCTGCTATAAATGAAACAGGAACTATTGATCAATTACGTGGAGCGTTGCAAAAACGTTCTGGTACGGCTAAAGATACGTTTGATTGGATGATGTTCTC